GACCAGTAGTAGCATTGAAAGCCAATACTGTGCCTTTTCTAGTATCCAAGTTAGGTAGATTAAGATCAGCAGATGTATCAGATTCAGCAAGCTTGACTGTTCTTGTTAGTCTTGTCTCTAGTTCCTGCTGAACAGCAAATATCTTATCAAGCTCTGTGTTCAGAGATGAGATATTAAAAGGACCTGATGTTGGAAAATCAGTAGTTCTCTCTACTGGAATATCCCTAAATATAGTATATTTAGTACCAGAATCGCTGTAAGTATCACCAAGAGTGATGTAGCCACCAGAGTAACCATCATCAACAGAAGTTCCAGTGACAGCAAAAGTTCCTGTACCAGTACCCCTAGAAAGCGTTGTATCCACGCCAGAAGTGTCCGTGACAATAACATTTATGTCATCCAAATCAAAGAAAGGATAGTCAATAGTCAACTGCGTAGTGTTGGCAGTAACAGCTTGTGTGTACTGAACTCTAGCGTCATCATCTGCAATCGATATAGTAGCCATAGCTTATCTTTCTCCTATTGTCCTAATCCTGTCTATTCACATTACCTTGACCAAATATATCATCAAGAAGTGGGTCAAGAGCAGGGTGATTTCCTGCTGGAGTAATAAATCTTCCAGCCTTTGCAGTACCTTCATCTATATTTCCAGAAACAACATCACCTAGTACAGATGAAGCATTAACAGCAAATGAGCCAGTAGGACCTAAAGTTGCATTGGCTATAGATGCTGTTCCAGAAGTATAAGGCTCTTGTCCAAATAAGGGTCTTAACCCAATTTGGTGACTACTAAGAACTTCAGCTACATTATTAAAGTCAGCAAAAAATCCTGTAATCCCAGACCTATCTATAGCATCAATAAGGAGTTGTTTAGGGTCTTCTTCTCTAGGAAGACCGTACTGTGCTCGTTTAATTTCATTAACAATTCCAGCTAAAGCAATAATCATTATTGCCCCTTGCCAAAATGCACCGTCTTTTTCCTGCATACCAGACTGTAACATTCTAACAAAAGCACCCTGACCAAATGACTTAAACTGAGTAATTAATGAGCCAACCTCTGTTGATGTCCATAATGCTCTATCACCAGCCCCAGGAGTTATAATAATTCTATCTACATTTTGGTTTAGAGCGATTCTAAACTTTATTCTCATACGAGAATCAGTCCAGTCTGCCGTATTTGGCAACCAACGACCTTGTTCTTTTTGACCAAACCTTTTTATCTGGTCTCTCATAATGCCATAATCATGTTTGCTAATGCCGTTTTTCAAAAGTTTTTCTTTGTCAGATTGGCTTAAACCATCCCAACCAGCCTTTCTCATAATTGCATTAGTCATTCTAAGAATAGTTACGTTACCAGCTATTTCTTTAAGAACCTGATTCCAAATATTTAATCCATTGATAAAAAACATAGCTCCTGTAGCGGCATTCAATGAGCGTTCAACACCATACCTGTTGCCAAATACATCTCCAACATCCATCATAGCATGTGCTCTTAGGCCAAGAGCAGCATCCACTGCAACAGCAGACTCTTGAAGCTCTATTTTTGTCATTTTTGCAAATCTAGTTCCAGCTTCTGAAAACAAAACCCCCATAGCCTTCATCACTGGCTGTAAACCCTCAACCATTGCAGGACGAGCCAAATCTGGAACAGAAGAAAGAGTAGCACCAGCCATTCCAGTCAAAACATTAATTGATTTCATAGCTCTAACAAATCTACTACCCATTGCATGAGGGTCTTTAGAAGCACCATAAGTACCACGAAGCCTATCTCTAAGAGCCTTAACGTCATCTAAATCTCTCTTCATTGCTTCATTCAAACTCTTACGCAGTTCCAGATCATTAGTAGCGTTAATTAAACGCATATACTCATCGGTAGCCTGCTTTAAGGTAGAATCCATGCTAATCTCGCCAAATTTTCTGGTAAGCTCAATGTCTGTACCCATTGTTTTAACATGATACTTAGCAATAGCTTCTATGTCTTTTTCAAGAAACTCTTCAATAACACGGTCTGGAATTTCAAGAGAGCGTCTCATAGCTCCAGATGGCTTTTTAATAAAGTCAAAAGCATCGCTTGTATTTTCATAATCTAAAAATGGCTTCCTTTTTGTATATAAATCCATAATCTCAAGAGCTACACCTCTAGCTTCTTTTGTTGATAGTCCACGATTTTTACGAAGCCAATCTGATGTTTTTTTAATAAAACGACTTGGATTTGCATCTATTTTATCAACCCTGCCTATTCTTGGCAGATAAGAAGCCGCAGTATTAACCAAAGGTCCTGTTTGCCTTAATTGATTAAGAGCAATTTGTATTTCAGTAACTCTCTGCATATCGCCAACATCTCTTGCCGCTTTAAGCTCTGCTTGAAGTTCAGTGCTAAATATGCCTACAGCAGTTCCTTCTTTATTAATTACTTCAAATAATTTTCTATATTCTTTAGCTGAAGCAGTTACAAATGGAGATGCCGCATCACCTACTCTATCAACATCACCTCTTATCATGGCTTTACCTACACGCTCTCTAAACTGAAAAGGTGTTAGCATTCCATCAGGAACTCCAAAAATTATGTCTTTCCCTGCTCTATATGCAGACTGTACTTGCAGTCTAACATCACCCCCTGATGGTACAGAACCACGATAAAGAGCATACTGCCTGTCCTGATTAACAACAGCTTTCCTTAACAAAGGCATATATTTAACAGACATTTCTTTTTCAACAGACTGTGCCATAGCTTCTTCACCAGCACGAATCTTCTTTTGCATAACACCGCCCATATCAACAAGCTCTGGTGCTATTGCTCTGATAATTGGGTTAGGACTTTTAGCCAATCTATTAACTGGATTTACATCCAGTTTTTCAAGATTTATACCAGTCTCTTCTAAAGCTTCTCTTTCAATTTGCTGATAAGCTAATACTCTTTCAAGCTCTGGTGCTACAGCCGCACCAGCAGAAGCAGTAACAAAGTCAGGGTCTAACCCCTTTTCTCTTGCTTCCATCCTTGCTTGATGTCTTCCAAAAGCAGATATTTTCTGCTGTTCAGTTAAAAGACGTTCGTTTTCCCTAAGCCTTGCCGCATTTGCAACAATGTTTTTACCAAAAGCGGCAGTTAAACTACCGTTTACAAGAGCAATAGCCAAAAGAGCACCAGCCGCTTCTTCTGAGTCTCTAGCTTCATTTTGAGTCATAATGGCTGTTTGTTGACCGCCAGCAACTACTAAACCAAAGGCAGCTCCCCCTGCAAATCTTCTTCCAGCATTATGGTATTTCATAATTTTAATAGGAGCTATTGGAGCAAATATAGTAGGACCTGCTGTTGCAAAAAAAGCCGCACTGCCAGTTCCACTGCGAGATTTTTCTATATCTTCAAGGTCTTGTAAGTCCCTCATTTTTCTATTGTATCTTTTAAGGAGGTCTTCATCATTTAATGAATTTTCATAATAATGCATACCTTCTGGTGTAAGTAATTTTTTAGCCAAAGGACTTGTGTAGACACTATAACCATCTTCAGGTTTTGTAGAAAAAGGATTTCTACCCTGAATAAGTTTTTCCATAACCCTTCCAGTAGCCATCACAGGAGAGTATTGCCTAAAGGATTTTATTAAAGTATCTAAAGGACCTGGCTGAAAAGATGATATTTCATACAAGTCAGGGTCAGCATTGAAATATTGCTCACCGTATCTTTGCCTATCTCTAAACTCAAATAACTTTTGAAGCTCTGGCTCTTTACCAGTAAAATAATCATAACCACGGGCTTCCCTGTCAGCCAAAATGCCATCTACAGTAGCTTTTTCCTGTCTAAGACGCTCCTGTTCTTCATAATAACTTTTAGGAATTTTAGAGCCTTCAACAAAGAAAGTATCAGCTATACTAGACATTTGCTGTTGTGCAACAAGCTCATCATAGTCAGGAAGCTCCATAGCGTCTTCCATTGTAAGATACTTTTCTGGCTCATCTTGAAGAAAGAAAGTAGCTATATCTTTCAATGGATGGTTAGGGCTTGGTGATGGGTCTTGAAGCTCAGAGTCATATCCATGAAAAACTTCTTTAGAAGGATCAAGATAATCCTGAGATTGTTTATATGTCTCTTGAACAGCGAGAGAAAATATATCGTCAGTTAAGTTTTTTTTTACGTCATAAGAACCAGATGCAGAGTGAAGTTTGCCTTTGAAGTTAAAATCTAGATCACCTGAATCTGTTTTATAACTAACCTTACTACCAGAACCTTCTTCTGCAATATCAAATGTATTAATAGTAGGGAAACCAATATCTAGAGCAATCTTATTGTAATAATCAACTCTTCTGTTAGCCAAACCACGAAGGACAGCCTTTTGTCCTGTCTTTGGATCATTTGCACTTATAATATCTAATGTTTGTTTAGCCGCTTCTTGCCAGTTGTTTTCTTTTAGTGCATTTGAAAAACCTTTGAAATTATTTATGTTTCCACCATTATAAGCCAAATCAACTGCGGCGACTTTTACAGAATCAGGCCATGACTCAAAGTTAGGAAAAGACTTTTTAATTTGCTCTGCATTCCAAAGTACATACTCTCTAGCAAGCTGTTCATCAGAAACATCTTCTGCTTCAGCACCTTTTGTTTGAAGAAAGCCTTGAGCTAAATCTGTTAAACCGTAACCTCTTGTGTAACCCCCACCTTCTATAGCTTTTGCAGAGCTTTTGCCTTCATGCTTTGCAAGGTTTTCCATGTATTTATCAATCCAAGACATAAAGTGCTCCTTAATAAACTCCAAGGGTCAAAACGTATTTTGCATAATTTAAGAAATCTTCAGCTTCGTTTTTATCCAAACGAAAATCACTAACATCAAAACCAGTGCCTTTTGTTAGTTTAGTTGCTCCATTCACCAATTCAATAATTGGAACAAGCATTTTATTGTCTCTTGTTTTTGCAAACTTGTTTAATTGCTGTTGAACGAGATATGGGTCAAAAACACCACCAAGCCTTAAATATTGTTTTACTTTTTGGCTTCTTATATTCTCTTGAGCCTTTTCAAAATCTTCATTCAAATGAGAATTATGATAGTTAAACTTGTACCTGTCTGAGAGTAATTTATCATTACCAAATCTATCTGTTAAGACAATGGTATATGATGGAGTAGTTCCCTCTCCAGGCATTTGATTTGCTATAAAGTTTAGCTCTGCTCTATAATTATTTCCCTCTGGAAGTTGCAAATCTTCCAAATCTCTCAGAAGGTCTTTGTCATAAATTGCTTCAAGGTTTTTAGCATCCTCACCTCTACCGCTAAGACGAAGAATAATATCCTGTCTTATCATGTCATTAGTAACATTAAGTATAGGCTCTCCTTTAGTTGTTCCACTTTCCATTAAAGGAACTGTAGACTGAGCATGTGCTAGTATAGGAGACTTTTTATAATAAATATCACCTGTTGATGGGTCTTGCTCAACTCCGTATCTTGTTCCTATATCTCTAAATACACTAAACATTACATCTTTTGGAGACATGCCAAGTTTACGCTCATAAGCATATCTTTCAAAAAAGATATTCTTCATTGTTCTTTTTAATTGTGGGTCTTGAACAATAATGTTTTTCAAATCATCTACATCAACACCTGTCCCAACCACAAAATTATCAAGAATTGCCTGTACTTCAGGCCCTTGCTGGTCAAAGTCAAAGAAATTATAAAATCCAAATGCACCTAAAGATGAAGATAATGTTTCATCAAAGAAAGCTTCAGATGCTTGCTCTTTACTCATACCATCTTTGCCAGCCAAAACTATAGAACTCATGTCTCTTTCATCTGTAGAACGAGATTCAAAGCCAGCATTTTCAATAGCAAGCTCAACCCCAACTTTACTAGCTATCTGAAAGAATCTTCTTGTGTCTTCGCTAAAATCATTAATTTTATAAATATCATTTAACGCAGTTTCCTCATTAATATTCTTAGTTTTAGCAAGACCTCTAGCAGATTGAACTAAAACTCTAACTGCAACATTAGCTATATTTATATCTTTTTGAGCATTACCAATAATGTCTTTGGCTTTTGGGTGCATTAAGCCATTAAATTTTGAAGAATACACATCAGCAGTATCTATAGAAGCCTGAACAATCGCATCGTCTGGATTGAAAAAATCCATATCAACAGGAGTCATGTCGTCAAGAAACGCTTTGTTTGTACCATAAATAGATGCAACTGCGTCTGACTGTTCTTTACTTATAGGCTGACCAGCCCTTAATGAATTAAACCCAGTCTCTGCAAGAGCAATGGTTTTTTGAAATTTATCATGTTCTTTTGAATACTTGTTTAAGTCAGCTAAAAAAGCACTCTCGTCTTTCCAAGTAGAACCTTGAATATCTCCAATAATACCTCTTTGTTTTAACTCAGGAATCATTGCAGAAAATTCTGCTGGAAAAATTTCATATTTAGAGTTTGCCCCCATTTCCATAGCAATAGCTAATCCAGCTTTCTCTCTTTTAGGCTGATTAAACTTAGAATCAATATATTCCTTAAAGGAGATTCTAGCCGCTAACCACTGCCCAGAAGTAATGTCCTTTCTAATCCACTGGTCTCTTATGTCAAAAAATGCATCAGATATTTCTGATTCTTGATTATCTGCTACAACATTTTTCCAATTTTGAAGAAAGCCAAAACTTTGATTATAGTTTTCAGCCGCATTCATCCTATCCAAGTTACGACCTTGCTGTGTAAGGCTAGCTATTTGACCGCCATCTAATGTGTAAATAGAAGAATCTGGATTACCAAGCATATCATCAACAGAAGCTCCGTCAACTACAATAGATTTAATTATTGAGTGATATGTTTGTTCTTTCATTCTGTTGCTTAAGCTTCTTTCAGCAACTCTCATAGACTCTAGTTTGTTTGCTGTTGCAGTCAAAACAGCACTCAATCTATCGCTATCAATTCCAGAATCTTCATAATTTTCTTCTAAAATAGTAGAGATTGCATCTAAGGCCGCTGGCATACCACCAGCAGTAAAAGCACGCTCAACATGCGCTTGACCAGCACGACTAGCAACTACATTTGTTTGCAGTTCTCTTAAAGCAAGAATCTCTGATTCAGTTACACCGTTTGTTAAAAGAGTTTCGTATATTCCATCATTTTCTTCCATGATTTCATTAATCATAGTGTTAATGCCATCAACAGCAATATCATCAGAACCAACACCTTTTGCTGTAAGGTTAGCAATCTTTCTTGTGTTACTAGAAAGCATTCTTCTATGCGTAGATATTGATAAATCTTTCTGATCTTTTTGCTGTTGAGCCAAAGCTTGATTTTCTGCTGTAGTAAAAGAATAAACAGCAGATGGAGCTAACGATGAATAAACTTGTGGTTCTAAAGACTTTAAGCTGGTAAACACGCCATCAGCAACAGCACGAATTTTTTCTGGGTCATTTGGAAAGTCTGAAAGTGCTTTTTCTGCTGTAGACTCAATATCAAGCTTTGCAGACATAACATACTGGCTCATTGCCGCATTTTTGTATGCTCTAAGAATACCTTCTCTTTCATTATCAGAATACATTTCTGATGCTTTTGCATAATCGAGATTAGTTAAAGGAACTAGCTTCATTTCGCCAGTTTTGGGGTCTTTTTCATATCTTGCACCAGCAGTCTTGCCAGCTATTTCAGCTTCAAGAATTGCGTCATTATATGATTTTGATCTAATTCCTGTTCCAATAGAAAATGCGGCATCTGCAAGATTAGAATATTCTCTAGCCGCTTGTTGAAAACCACTAAAATCAGGCATTCCATTTGGTTGAATAAAAGCTTTTCTACCTTCAGTTTTTTGAAATGCCATTAGCCAACTCCAACATTAGGATTATTAATACTATACATAGATTTTGCAAATCTACCACCACCTCCAAGCATAGTGGCTTTTGCAGAAGCTTGAGAACCAGCCGCACTAATTTCATATTTTCTTCTGTTAGTAAGTCCCATCAACCTAATAGAATTTACATCAGATTTAGCCATTTTAATTTCATCTTTCCTTAAAGCAGAAACAGATGCAGATGTACCAAGAGCTATTGACTGTGAAGACATTGATGTTCCCAAAGCGGAAAGCTGTCTGTTAAGAACTCTAATTCTCTCAACTTCTTTTTGGTCAGCTTCAATAGTAGCCATTTTTGCTTGCTGTTTATAGCTCTCTGCTTGCATTTTATAAACATCCGCAGATTTTTTAGCAGCCATCAAGCCTAAAACAGCACCAGCAATTTGCATTTCTACGCCCATTAAACTTCTACCTCTAACAAAATACCATTTATCGTAAGTGGCAATGGCTGGTCTTGTGTTATTGTTACTGTACCCTCTGTTGACCATCCAAGCAAATACACTTCTTTTCTTCTTGTAATTGCTGTTGGCTCAAGAGAAAAGTCATCAGTAACTCTTCTGATTAAAACTGTAGTACCTTTGGTCTTAACATTCAGTGCTTCATTCAAGTCAAGAACAGCACGAACTATCCGTCTTTTCTCACCAAAGCTAATACCATCTGGTAGCTGAAATTCAGGCGGTAGCGTTGTTAATGTCGGAGTATAGTCTAACCCTATCTCTACTTCTTCAACAGCGTCAGTGAGCGTTAAATTGCCACTAGCGTCCGTTGTATAAGTACCTAAAGAATAATTGCCAGACTTAACAACAACATCTGTGTTAGGAAGATGAGAAACAGTCCAAGCAGTTGTAGCACTAGCATTAGTTTGCTTTGACGCACAATCCGTATGGTAAGCATTGTCCAGTAACTCCAAACTAGTGAAAGTAGCAGAATTTATCTGACGCTCTACAACGCAATAAACACGCCTGTTTACATTAACAATATTCTTAAAATCACCATCAGTCGTATATTCAGCCCATCCCTGTAACTGTTCTTTACGAATAGACATAAATACAGGCATCTTGCCAGAATCGTTTAACAGATATAAATAAGCTTCTACTTGGTCGGAAGCTTCTCTTTGTGCTTCCATCTCAATCGGTGTGCCAATTAAATGCTGAGATAGCATTGTTAAGGCATCAGCGTTATAGGCTTGCTGGATGTCTGAATAAACAAACTCTCTTACTGCACCCTTTGACTTAGTAAGAAACACCATAGCACCGTCAAACTCAACAGGACGCACAGTACCGCTACCATATGATGTTTGTTTTTTAACAGCAATAGTAGATGGCGTAAGCGGTCTATTTTCTGTTGTTGGCACATAAAGCTCTTGCTCAGATGTAAAGATTGTAAGATGACGAAATGAAGCCAAAGACTTAATTTCTGATACTTGGTTTTCAGCAATCTGAACCTGAATAGACTCATCATCTAATCCTGTTCCAACATCAAAGTTATAAAACTCACCAACCTTTGACATAAATAGATGATTAGGCAAATCCCTAGAACCACCAAATATCAAACGCTGGTCGTGAAAAGCAACGCTTCTGGCATATCCATGCCTTGTTGAAAACACCTGTTCTTTCCAAGTAGCTCTAGCATTTGTGTTAGCTACAGCGGCACTAAAATTTCCAGTAACTACAGTAGTAGAAACATAAGCTGTAACTTCAATATGCACTACTGTACCAGCAGAGTCTGTATACTCTATATGCTCACCCACCCAATCAGATGAGAATATAGCAGAGCTTGCTGTAAAATTCTGAGACCCAGTGTTTGAGTTCTGTGGAGTAATCGTTACTGCTGGGTCAACAAACCGATAAAACGGCTCATAATGTGCAGTACCATCATGATCAAAATCATAATCAGCTAGACTAAATGTAGAAGCAGATGTTCTTGTAAGAACCTGCATTTCCATATCTGGATGAACAATAATCATTGTATCGCCAGACTGAGTAATACGAAGCTCACCAATCTCTGATGTAGTCCAAGGACAAGATGTAATCGTATCAGCTATGTTAGTTGGGTCAGATACATCTACCACATCCAACTGCGTGTTTGAAAACAACACAATGTAAGCTTCATCCTCATCATATACATAAGCTTCTGCTTGATACGCTATATCAGACAGCTCTTGTAAATAACGAAGACCACCTCTGCGTCTAATACCGCCCTGAGATAGAATACGAAAGTTCTCTAACTTCTTTACGCCATTCTTGTACGCATTGCTGTCAATACGAGAAGACAGTAAAGGTGTAAGCTCTCCTGACGTAAAGTTTGTATAAAATTGACGCAAGAGTGCCATACATTATGTACCTTCGATATTTTGGTATAAACCGTTACCCAATCTAGCACGATGGAATCTGCTTAAACGCAGACCTTGTGTTGTTACCTGCTGTGAGTCTCTAGCTTTGGCTTTTCTAAACTGCTCTTCTGCTAGTCTTGTGTAAGATGATGCAACATCAGCCTTACGAGTAACAGATAAAGCCAATACAGAGGCAAGTCTAAAAATAACCCACATCGTAAATGTAGGAGGCCAGTATTGAGTGTCTGGTCTAAACACATAATTTAGGACAACATCATCAGCTACTTCAGCATTGATGTACACATAACGCTCGTAAATATCATAAGGCTGTGGCACATCATCAATCGTAACAGTAATAACTTGCATTACCTCTGGGCTAGTAGGAAGAGCGTATGCCGCATCCCATCTATCAACAGGTGTAGCAGTAAGACGAGATAATGTCTTCTGACCTGTAGCAAAGTTCCAGTTATGCTGTCCCAAACAATCACTAACTACATCTTCAAATATTGTATTGGCAACAAGTGCTTCATCAGTATTATCTGTAAATGCAGTCAAAGGCTCTAGTCCAATAAGAACCATCGCCTTCTGAGCTACCTCAATATCTGTTGATGGGGTTGTAGGCATTACTTATCGTATCCCTTGCCCATAGTCTTTGATGTTTTTGGTTGTTTCATGCATTTACCAGCCTCTCTACATTTAGCTGGTGTTGGGCAGTTTGAGCATGTTTTGAAAGCCATTACTTTACTCCTTTACCGATTGTGACACCCTTACCAAAGGTTACTGTGCCAGTTCTGACAGTTTTCGTCTTTGGTTTAGGTGAAGGGGAGGCCGTAGCCTCCGCCTTCTTCTTAGGTGCTTTAGCCATTAGCGGCTATCTGTTGTCATGCTAACAATGTCGCCTGTATCGACTACACCGCTTGCATTTGAAACAACTGTTGCAATACCAAAACCGTTAGCGGCATTGATAAAGATAACATCGCCAACATTGATTTCGCTAGACTTGTTATTAAAGTAACCAGCAGTATCAATGTCGTTCAGGTTGTCGGCTGTTGATTTGTAGTGCCAAATGTGAAAGCCATTGCCTGAATAATTGACTAAGGTGAAGTCTGCGCTTACTAGTGCCATGATAACCTCTCCTTATTTCTTCAGTTGCAGTTCGTAACATGCATTCGCATCAATCAGTGTTGCGTTCATTTGCATCTTATTTAATACAAAGTACGCATCTTTATCGTTGTGATACTGCATGTTTGATGAAACATCTGTGCCAATCGCATGACCCACTGCTGAAGAGTGCCAAGCAAAACACTTACGGTCTGCGTCAGAGTTGATTGAATCAAGCCCTGAGAACGGAAACCATGTAAAGCCAAGCCACTGCTTCGCAGTGATTGAGTTAGCGAAAGGAAGATTTTCTGTACCGATGTATTCAGCACGAGAAAACTCATCAATGTCCATTAGCTGTGACCAGTTTTCCCAACCAACAACACAGTAACGCTGACCATCATCAGGAACATCGTTATTACCGAATGCTTCCATTAGGCTAAATGCCCATGCAAGTGTAATACCGTTTGTTGTTTCGTTAAGGTTGTTTGTTGTTGTATCCATCGCATCAAGAATCAGTTCGTCTGTCTTGCGACCAAGTGCATATGCACCTGACTGCTGTGCGACCATCATCTCATCGTGGTTGATGCGTAGCTGATCCAAATCATCAATCCACTCACCAGCGAAGTAATCTTCAAGAGTGACTGATACATTTGTATGCTCTAGGTTCATTGGTGCAACATTACCATGACGAGCCTTGGTTGTTGCAAAACCTTTACCGATTTTCTGGAACGTAGTCTTATTCTTTACGCCATTGGCAGTACGAATAGTACCACGCAACTTTGAGCCTTGTCTCTGGTAAGCCATGTGGACACCAGATTCAAACTCCTCGATAAAGGAGGTACTAATTGTAGGTGTAGCCATAACACCATCTCCTTATTACAAGTTACGTTTAAGTTCGTTTCTATCTGGTTATCTGTCCACTTTGGGTCGTTGCCGATTATCCATCGCTTTCAGGCCGTCTAGTAACTTTACATTTTCACACTAGTCACAATTTGATAATTCACATTATCATTTGCGATTAGCATACTGAGCAAAACCCTGACGTACTCTTGCAATGTACGCTGGGTCTTTTTCCTTCCAGTATTTCGGGTCATTCTGCATTGACCGCAAGTCGTCAAGGCTGAGTTGCTCCTGAAATTCTGAGTCGGAAACCATATTAAACTGAGGCTGACCATTCAGTTCCATCAGTTCTTCAAATAGTTCAACCATACCAGCAGATGCTGGCACATTAGCAAATACACTATAAGCCTTCTCGCTTAGATTCTGGCTTGCCCAGCCATCTACACGCTCAAGTCTTTTATCTGCATATTCGCCAAGTTGTTCAGATTCTGCATTCCAGTCAGGTCCTCTTTGAGAATCAAGCTGAATATATTCGTTCATAAGGCCGTTAAACTCATCCTGAGACAATCCATACCCATGTGCTGTGCTTCTAAACCAATCTAGCATAGGGTCGTCATCAGCTATCTGATATTCAAGACCTTCTGGGGCTTCAAACTGTAGTTCATAATCAGCAGGACTGATTGGCGCACTGCTTGTTGCTTCTTCGTTTAGCTCACCTACAATTTGATTTCGCAATTCTTCTTTGCGTGTGTAAAACGCTCTTTCCAGTTCGGCATAGCTGTTCGCTAGTTCCTCTGGTCTGTCAAACTTCTGAGGAAGCCAATCTGGTCTATCTTGAGTAGTTTCCTGAGGTTGCTCCGACTCTCCAGACAGAACCTCTTCAGTTTGTGCTTCGGTATTTTCGTTTAGCTCTTCCATTAACAATCCCACTTCCTAAGTGCTTTGTTGATACGGCTGTTAGGGTCATTAGCCGTCTTTTTAGATGTAAGCTTCTTTTTCATACCCATCATACGCTTACAAAAACTTCTACGTCTAGCGGCTGCTTTTGGTGAACGCTTTGCTTCTTTCGCAGATACAGGACGTTTTATATTTTTTCCCTGTCTGCGTAAAGATGCACGACCTTTACGATTAAGTCCACCCTTAGGGTCTTTACCCTCCTTACGTTGCCAAGCTGGTGATTTAGCCATTATGTCCTCGCATAAGTTGGTTTCTTACCACCACCGCTAGGATTAGTGGCACGTTTACGTCTTACTGCCGCAGTCTTCTGAGCTTTAGTCATAGAGCTTGCTTTAGACTGTGGTACACATTTTGGGTACTTTCTACCATCACCCATCTTGCGACCACAAGGAGGATGTTTCCCATCTTTGCTTGTAGATATGTCTACCCACTTCTCATTAAACCATTTAGTGAGGCTCATTTATATGTTCCCCCCATTTTCTTGTACTGCTGTACAAGCTGACCAGATGCATAAGCACTAGGCCATTTCTTAACCCTTGCTTTCACAATAGCTTTTGCTTTGGCGTACAAACTTGGATTAGCTGGTTTAGGCATCTTGCTTTCGGCCTTTCTCACATCTGGCTTTCATAATAGCCACTATCCATCTAGCACCTTCAGCATGAGCTAGAGTTTCGATTCCAGTTCCTGCAGGATATACGTTATTCGTTGTGAGCGAGTCCAAGTACGATAAAAAATCTTTTCCGATACCTGAGCCGAATAGACCATAGGCTTTACTATTAAGGTCTTGCTCAACTTCTTTGCGATACCCTCTACCGTCCACTGATACATTTATCTTTTCCTTCATTACTGTTGTCCTTGTGTAGCCATTAACTGCTGTAATACAGCTACATTATTCTCTACTTGGCTTTGGTCTGCCAGAAGCTCTTCTTGTATGCCAAACTTCTGAGCCAAGTAACGAATAACTGCTTCTTGGTTATACAGGACAGGAGTAATTTCAGGTCCAAAGGTGGAGGCGACTGTCTGCTGGAAACGAACAAAGTCAGACACGTCTTGCTGGTCTTGTGCTCTCAGTAAGGGAGAAACTGGCACAATACGCAGTTCTCTTCCATCCACCTTTGGTATTTGTAACAGTCCTTGCTTGGTGTAGATATGTATGACCCTCTCAACAAGCGGCTGTAAGAACTCTTTTTGCATTCGACCAGCAACAGCACCCATATCACGAGCAACATCGGCAAGACGCTCTGAGACTTCTGTGGCTGATAGCGGAGTTCTAGCGTTTGGGCGAGTATCCAGTTCGTCAATAAACAATGCCTTTCTTACATTTCTACGCATGTCATCGAGAACAAGTTGTGCCACATCAAACCTGCCAGCACTCTGCAAAGATTCTATAGAAGACCCTGGACTTCTAGGAATAAAAGTCCCTGGCTGAATAGTAATGTTATCAGGATTAAACACACCATCGTCATCATAAACGTAAGAACCAGCAATAGCCATTTCTGCATTTTCAAGAATCAACTGCACAGTTAAGTTCAATGTTTTAATAGCTGGCATAGCTTGAAGAACAGGGCCTCTACCCCATACTTCAAAGCCAGACTTTGACCAGCGTGTAGTGATCCACGGATTAGAACCACGACCTGTCATCTTCTCTTTAATAAGGATTTCTTTGTCTGTTTCGGAAATCAGATAGTATGTGTACTCATCCTTAAACTTATTCTTTTCGTCATAGATGGTAGCTTCGATAATCTGCGTTTTACGAGTAGGATTCTTCTTTTGCTCTCTAGCCATCTTCTCTGAGTATTTAGCTTTCGGATACCGATGCTTAACCTCAGTAATGTCCATATGGTTGTTCCATCTAAACCAATCAGACACACCATCCATCCGACCAGGGAGTAGTGCTATGTTAGTTGGCGGCACAGATGTAAAGTGCAAGTCACCTTGAAACCTTCCCTCTTCAGCAAGAAGATTCATAGTGCCAATACCTAAGTCCTGTAGTCCTTCATGCATCTCAGCATTGAAGTTAGAGTTACGCAAACCTTCATGCAGAAGGTCAGTAATCTTATCTAACTCTTCCTGTAGTCCACGACCCTCTAGCTCTTTAGGAAACTCAGGACCAGGGGCTAGTCTAAAAGCCCTACCATTAGGAGGAAAGAAACCAAGTTGTAGACGACTAGCAAACTTAGGGAGACCCACAACAGCAGTTTCGTCATAGATATTCTCTGTTCTACGAGATGCTTGGCTTTCCTGAAAGAAAGACTCACGATGAGGAAGAACGTAATCATAGATTTCCTCCCACAAGTCAGACCAAGACATCCATCTGCTCTTAGCCTTCTTGTATCTGTCCATCACAGATTTTAGTTCTTGTTCGTCACTTCCTTTTGAAGAGACTGTTGGGTTTCCATCATCGATATGCATATTTAATTCCTTATAGAGCCAGAACCCATTTTACGTCTGAAGCCAGTGAAGCCTTCAACCTCTTCATCTTGGAGGGAGCGACTTCCATATAGATTTCTTCTACGGATGTCTTCTTCTCTCTTGCGCCTATCTTCTGCGTCTTGTTTTTCTTTTTTAACCCTAGCTTCCTCTTCTTCACGAAGCTTTTTGGACTCTTCACTTTCTGAAGGTACACTAGGTGCTTTGAAAAAACTGCCCATATTATTCTCCTAATTCTTTCTCGAAGATGCTATTAGCTCCATTCTTACGCAATTCACAATAGAGCTGATAGGGAGTAAGTATCCACCACTTTCTCATGCCAATAAGATGCTTTACAAAAGAAACGCAATAAAGCCAACGAGGAAAGTAAATGCGTTTAGGCACTTCTCTGACCTCTAAGCAGTGTGCGTTTTCTACCAGATTGCCTATGAGATAGTCTGCCTTTACATCATCATACATAATAAAAGACATTCTTTCGCTTGCACATTCTGCCTTATACCAGACTTTCATGTCAGGGTCATAATCTACAACAAAACAATGAGCAAAGCCTTTACGCCAAAAGGTAAATAGCTTCCATGTTCCAAAGTTGCCTGAATCTGTAAAGCAAACAATCATAATCCAGCTACTCTTCTAGCCATTCTTCCTCTATTCCTTTGATTCCTTTGCCGTTGGAAAGGTGATCCTGCCCTTTCAACAGTGGTATGGGAAGCGGACTTATTACCACCGAACACCACTCTACGGCCTTCACCACCACCTAAGAACGCATATTGGAGAGCATCGTGAATATGAGAGAATCTATTCTTACTAGGACGTTCTTCATATCTCTCATTACCCATGTGGTACTGACGCTTATATTGATAGCCACCCTCAAACCCTGCAATCAATACAGTACAATTAGGGCTTATCTGCATACAAGGATAGCCATCTGACATCCTATTTAGCACACCTTCTACAGCTTCTACCCTCATAACAGCATCGTTACTAGGTGCAGGATGAGCATTGATGCCTGCCGCCCTTAGTATCATAAACGGTGTTTGCTCTGATGTCTGTGCCATCTGGTTTCCAGCAGGGTCTCCGACAAACTTAAATGTATGCTTATCCCAGCCATTCTTGGAAATCTCACGCTTTAGCACTTCAGCAAACCTACCAGCACCCATATCCTGACCAATAATCTCGTGGAATACAGTCCACCTGCCAGAAATTAGCTGTTGAGAGAAAACAGCAGAAGGCGTTCTGCCAAAATCAATCCCTACGATGATCTCATGCCCATCTACAGGCTCAATAGGGGATTTAGTAACATGAGTTTCTTTTCTAAATGTCTGGTAAACAGGCTTGCCATCCATCAATGCTTGGTACTTATTCAGCACATATACCCTAATCCATTGAGGCGTTTTGCCTAAAATTATCTTTTCGTAGTAATTTGGCTGTATATTATCTAAATTTTCAGCCTTTTCGTTCTTTTCGTACCCAATAAGACTGCCATTACTGTCTTTTTGCTCTTTCATAGCCCCTTGTTGGCTAAAAAATGTCCAGTCATCAGGCTTTACCAGCAACAACTTCTCTTCTTGAGCCATATATTCAGGTGCTGGCACTTCACCAGACATAATTCCCCACCAATGTGTCTCATCTGGTGCGTTTGTATCCATAATAACGCCAAACCAGCTAGGACCTCCATCTCTCATAGACGGAAATCTGCCAACACGCATAGTACATGCATCAACAATAGATTTGGGAAGCTCTCTAGCTTCATTGAGCCAAACGCCAGTTAGCTCTAAAGATAGCAGTTTCTTTACATCTTCCTGCTTATCAAGAGCCAAAAATATTACTTCTAGCTCAACAACGGTCTTATCACCCAGTGAGAAGTTGACAAGATGTGTATATGGAGGAGACCACACAAACTTGCCAACCTCGTCACCGAACCAATCCCTCCACGTCTTAATAGTCGTGGTCTTTAGTTGGGGATTGGTATTACGAATGACTGCCCATCTTGTCCTGCGTACCCCAGCAGAATTAGGGGCTTGATTGACAGCCTTCCGCATTATCTCCATGCAACACGTCACGGATTTACCAGAACCAACAGGACCTCTAATGCCACGCACAAAAGAAGTGTCTTTCATAAATGACTTAGCTACAGGACCTGGGGGCTTATAGTCTAAGTTCATAGGCCGCTAGGTCTCACACCCGAATAGAAGATTCTTGATTTCTGACCCTTCTGCATCTGCGACATTATTCTTCTTCTAGCGGCATAGCTTGTAGCCGCACTAGTGTCAGGCTCAGAAGGTTTTTCCGTACCACCTGCAACAGAAGTTAATGCAGGAGATTCACTTTCTTGAACGGCAACATTTTTGGTTAAGTCTCTGGCAGTCATCCCAGATATCTCTCCCTCTCTGCCTAAAGTGCCTCCACCTTCTGTAGTAACCCCAACAGCAACATACTTGCCAGTGTTAGAACGAGTAAAGTTTGCTTTAGCACCAGCCTTTAATGCGGCAATCTGATTTTTTAGGTTAATACTAGAAATAACAGCACTAGTTCCACCGCCAATTCCCATAGAAGGAAGCTGAGGGTTCTCAAGTCTTTCTTCAAGCTGACTTATTGCAAGTTCTCTTCTTTCGTCTTCGTTCATTACACCAAAGGTCTTGCCAGCAATCGTGGCTTTCTCTTCAACCTGTCTGTCTGTAGTCCTGTCAACAGAGCTGTAAGGAGTGCTTGAGCGCATTCTCCCACCTCTGATTGTAACTCCACCACCTCC